TGTAAATATTGGTATTCTTGCTAACAAAGCAGCTACTGCAAGAGAACTTTTAGACAGACTTCAAACTGCATACGAAAATCTTCCAAAATGGATGCAACAAGGAATTGTATCTTGGAACAAAGGTTCTTTGGAACTTGAAAATGGAAGTAAAATCTTGGCTGCTTCTACTTCTGCTTCTGCAGTTCGTGGTATGTCATTTAATATTTTATTTTTGGATGAATTTGCGTTCGTACCAAACCATATTGCGGATTCATTCTTTGCATCAGTTTATCCTACAATCACTTCAGGTAAACAAACAAAAGTTATTATAGTCTCTACCCCACATGGTATGAATCATTTCTACCGAATGTGGCATGATGCAGAAAAAGGTAAGAATGAATATGTTTATACTGATGTCCATTGGAGTGAAGTTCCTGGTCGTGATGAAGAGTGGAAAAAACAAACTATAGCAAATACTTCAGAAAATCAATTTAAAGTTGAGTTTGAATGTGAGTTTTTAGGTTCTGTTGATACCTTGATTGCACCATCAAAACTAAGATCCCTTGTTTATGATCACCCCAAAACGACTAGCGGTGGATTAGATGTATATGAAGATGTTGTAGACAAACATGATTATCTAATAACAGTTGATGTTGCTCGTGGTGTAGGGAATGATTATTCTGCTTTTACTGTTGTTGATATAACTACTTTTCCTCATCAAGTAGTTGCAAAATACAGAAATAATGAGATAAAACCAATGCTTTTTCCAAGCATTATTGTGGATGTAGCAAAAAATTACAACAATGCGTATATTTTATGTGAAGTTAATGATGTAGGAGATCAAGTAGCTTCTATTATTCACTATGACTTGGAATATAATAATCTCCTAATGTGCTCAATGAGAGGTAGAGCTGGTCAAATTGTCGGACAAGGTTTTTCTGGTAAGAAAACTCAACTTGGGGTAAAGATGTCTAAAACGGTAAAGAAAGTTGGATGCCTTAATCTAAAGACAATGATCGAAGAGAATAAACTTCTTTTTAATGATTATGATATTATGAGTGAACTAACAACTTTTATTCAAAAACATAATTCATTTGAGGCAGAGGAAGGTTGTAATGATGATCTAGCAATGTGTTTAGTAATATATGCCTGGTTAGTTGCACAGGATTATTTCAAAGAACTTACGGATCAAGATGTTAGAAAAAGATTATATGAAGAACAAAAAAATCAGATAGAGCAAGATATGTCTCCTTTTGGATTTATTGTTGATGGAATGAATTCAAATAGTTTTATAGATCAAGAGGGTGATAGGTGGTTTGTTGACGAATACGGAGATATGGCATATATGTGGGACTATATGCAGTAATGGATTTAGATATAGATAAACAAATAAATCTTGGGCATTTATTACTTGTTGATAGAAAGTGTAGGGTTTGTGGAGAAATAAAAAATTTAATCGATGGATTTTATAGAACAAGAAGAGATAGAGGTCCAGTTTCATCTTCATATTCTTATGAATGTAAAGAATGCACTGTAAGAAGAATTAACACTTTAAGGAATTCCAAAACAATTTTATCTAAGTGGGAATACCCAGATTGGTAGTTCACGTCTTATTTCCCCTACGTAAAGTCAGGTTTTAATAAATAATTTTTAGTTAAACTGAGATTTACGGAGAAAAACATGGCGACTCCTCAATTATCTCCTGGTGTACTTATCAGAGAGGTTGATTTAACTGTAGGAAGAGCTGATAATGTTTTAGATAACATTGGAGCAATTGCGGGACCTTTTGCAATTGGTCCAGTTGAAGAAGCAGTGGATATTACTACAGAAAGAGAACTTATTAATGTTTTTGGAAAACCAATTTCCACTGATGCTCAATATGAATACTGGATGACGGCATCTTCATTCCTTTCTTATGGTGGTGTTCTTAAAGTTGCTAGAGTAGACGGTTCCAATCTTGTAAACGCAAATGCCATTCGCAACTCTTCTGGTGTCTCTACAGCAGGAGAACCTTCACTTAAGATCAAAAATTTTGATGACTATCAAGCAAATTATGCGGATGATATTGCAAACTATATTTTTGCAGCAAAAACTCCAGGCTCTTGGTCAAATGATCTGAAAGTATGCGTAATTGACGACAAAGCGGATCAAATTCTTACCGTTGGAGCAGCAGCGACTACAGTAGCACAAGTTGGATATGCTGTTACAACAACTCTCACAAACGTTGTTTCTGCTGGAGTAGGTACTACTTCTTTATTCAACGGTTATCTTAAAGGTATTATTACTGGCATTGGAGCAAGTACACTTGATGTAAAGATAACTTCAGTAGTTAGCACTGCTGGGGTAGAAACTCCTGTAACTTATGCACAAAAATCTAGATTAAGATCTTTCACACCAGCAACTGGTGGAGGGACTATTACAGTTAATATTATTAATAATAGTGGTGACCTGGCAGATGATCCAGACGGAATTGCTACAATAAACACAGGCACAAATCCAATTTTAGATTGGTACGATCAACAAGTACTTCAACTTTCTAATACTGCAATTTATTGGAATTCAATCGCACCAAAACCAGGAACATCGCAATATGCGGTACAAAGAAATGGTAAAAGTGATGAAATTCATATAGTAATCGTTGACGATACTGGTTCTGTAACCGGAATACAAGGCAGTCTTTTGGAAAAACACATTGGATTATCAAAAGCATTTGATGCAATCTCTGCAATTAATTCACCGCAAAAGATATGGTGGAAAGAATACTTAGCACAATATTCAAATTATGTTTATGTTGGAGATAATCCATCAGACGAATTAAACGTCAACGAACCAGTTGCTGCTACTGGATTCTCAGCAGCATTTACACAGTATACAAATTCTGAGGGTCTTTGGAACAAAGATGCCCAAGATAGAACATACAGTGCCCTTGGTAATGTAGTTTATAATTTGAGTGGAGGTAAAGATTACTCTAATAGTGGTGGAATGACTGCTACTTTGGGAGATTTAATTACTGCATATAATCTCTTCAACAATAGAGATGAAGTTCAAGTCGATTATCTAATAATGGGTCCAGGTCTTGGAAATAAATTCGAATCGCAAGCGAAAGCAAATCACTTAATTTCTATTGCAAATCAAAGAAAAGATTGTGTTGCTACAATTTCTCCTCATCGTACTGATGTCGTAGACATCACAAATACTGACACCCAAACAGATAATGTTTTAGAGTTCTTCTCTCCACTTTCTTCATCTTCTTATGCTATATTTGATGCTGGTTACAAATATACTTATGATAGATTTAATAATAAATTCCGTTACATTCCTTGCAATGGAGATGTTGCTGGATTATGTGTAAGAACTTCAATCTTTGCATATCCTTGGTTCTCACCTGCCGGACAACAAAGAGGAATTCTTAATAATGCAATTAAACTTGCATATAATCCAAATAAAGCACAAAGAGATCAACTCTATCCACAAAGAATTAACGCAATTATAAATCAACCTGGTATTGGAATTCTTCTTTTTGGAGATAAAACTGCTCTTGGTTATGCTTCGGCATTTGATAGAATTAACGTTCGTCGTTTATTCTTAACCGTGGAGCAAGCTCTTGAAAGATCTGCACAAGCACAACTCTTTGAACTGAACGATGCCATTACTAGAGCGAACTTTGTCAACATCGTAGAACCATATCTCCGTGATGTTCAGGCAAAGAGAGGTCTTTATGGTTTCCTAGTTGTTTGCGATGAATCAAATAACACCCCAGATGTTATTGATAACAACGAATTCCGAGCAGACATTTATCTGAAGCCTGCGAAGTCTATTAACTATGTAACTCTAACATTCGTAGCAACCAGAACTGGTGTTGCGTTTGAAGAAGTTGTTGGAACTGTTTGATTATTATAAATTAACAATAGGAGGACCCAAAAATGGCACACTCAATTCAAGACTTCAAAAAGGCACTTCGTGGTGGTGGTGCAAGACCTAATCTATTTGAAGTTGCTATTCCAACTCTCCCAAATGGAGTTGATTTTGGTGGAACAGATGGTCAGGATAACTTCAGTATGCTCTGCAAAGCAGCTGCTCTCCCAGCTTCTAATATAGCATCAATTGATGTTCCTTTTAGAGGTCGTATTATGAAAGTTGCTGGTGATAGAACGTTTGATACCTGGACAGTAACTGTCATTAACGATGAAAACTTTGCACTTAGGAATGCAATGGAAACGTGGATGCAGAAAATTGGTCAATATGGAGATGCAAGTGGTGACATTAATCCTGCAGATTATATGGTAGATGCATATGTTAAGCAGTTGACAAGATCTGCTTCTACTACTGGATTTAATTCTCCAGTTGGTGGAAGTTTACAGGCAGCAGCTCTCTATAAGTTTTATTCTGTTTTTCCAACAAATATTTCTGCAATTGATCTTTCTTATGATACATCTGATACAATTGAAGAATTTACTGTAGAATTCCAAGTTCAATACTGGACTCCACAAGGAAAACAAGAGGCTTGGCAATAAAGATAAATATATCAAAATACGTTTAGACTTTAATAATGGCAAAGTTATTTGGTTTTTCTATTGAAGATACAGAACCACTGTCTCCGGGTGTCGTCTCTCCTGTTCCAGAGAACAGGGAAGACGAATCAGATTACTACCTGAGCAGTGGTTTTTTTGGTTCTTATGTAGATATTGAAGGTGTATATAGAACAGAATTTGATTTAATTAAAAGATATCGGGAAATGGCACTTCATCCAGAGTGCGATAGTGCTATTGAAGATATTGTCAATGAAGCTATTGTTAGTGATACAAATGATTCTCCTATAGAAATTGAATTGTCAAATTTAAATGCAAGTGATGGTATTAAAAATAAGATAAGACAGGAATTTAAATATATTTTATCTTTATTGGATTTTGATAAGAAATCTCACGAAATTTATAGAAATTGGTATGTTGATGGTAGGCTTTATTATCATAAAGTTATTGACTTAAAGGATCCTCACGCAGGGATTCAGGAATTGAGATATATTGATCCAATGAAAATGCGTTATGTCAGACAGCAAAAGAAGTCGGAACAGCAAAATAAAGTTTATAGATTGTCAGGATCAAATTCAGATGATCCTATGAATTATGAATTTCCTCAAATTGAGGAGTATTTCATTTATAATCCGAAAATGAATTATCCAACATCAAATCCCTCTTCTATGGGAGGATCTGGTGGGATTAAATTTACTAGAGATTCTATCACTTATTGCACATCTGGTCTTGTAGATAGAAATAAAGGATCAACGCTCTCATATCTCCATAAAGCAATTAAATCCCTTAATCAATTAAGAATGATTGAGGACTCTCTTGTAATTTATAGACTTTCCAGAGCACCAGAACGTCGTATTTTCTATATCGACGTAGGTAATCTTCCAAAAGTAAAGGCAGAACAATATCTTCGTGATGTTATGATGCGTTATCGTAATAAAATGGTTTATGATGCGAACACTGGAGAAATTCGTGATGATAAAAAGTTTATGGCTATGCTTGAAGATTTTTGGTTACCTCGACGTGAAGGTGGCAGAGGAACAGAAATCTCTACTCTTCCTGGAGGACAAAATTTAGGAGAAATTACTGATATTGAATATTTCAAGAAAAAACTTTACCGTTCACTAAACGTTCCTCCATCAAGAATGGATGGAGAAGGTGGATTTAATCTAGGTCGTTCTTCAGAGATTCTTAGGGATGAAGTTAAATTTAGCAAATTTGTAGCAAGATTAAGAAAAAGATTTTCTTATATGTTTCATGATATGCTAAAAACTCAATTAATTCTTAAAAATGTTATTACCCCAGAAGATTGGGGTATGATGGAAGAGCATATTCAATATGACTTTTTATATGACAATCACTTTGCAGAACTTAAAGATGCCGAACTATTAAACGAAAGACTGAATATGGTTCAGATTGCAGAACCATATGTAGGAAAATATTTTTCTCAAGATTATCTAAGACGTAAAATTCTTCGTCAGACTGATGAAGAGATTCTTGAGCAAGATAAGATTATGAAAAAAGAAATTGAAGACGGGATTATTCCGGATCCGAATGCTCCAGTAGATCCTACAACTGGTATGCCTTTGGGACCAGAAACTGCACAAATGGATCTTGGACAACCAGTAATGGAACCAAATCTTGATGCACAAGGAAAAGCAACTCAAGTAGATGCTAAAGTTGCAGAAATGCCCAAGGGTGGGGAGATATAAATAGAAAAAATTACTTTAGGTATTAAAAATGGATGATCTTTTAGATATGATTGCTGATGACGAATCTCCTTCTCAAATCAGTGATAAAATCAAAGAATTAATTTTTGCACGAACTGCAGAAAAAATTGATGAACTAAGACCTACAGTAGCAATGAGTATGTTTGGGCAAGAAACACAAACCGAGGAATGATATGAAATCTTTCAAGCAATTTATATCTGAATCAGTTAATATTGCTGGAGATTTTACAGGAAATCTTTATATCAACTCACAACCAGAACCACAACAACAGGTAGGTGAAGAATATGCTGCTGATATAATGTGGAATGGGAGTTTATACAGATTAGAATTAATTTCAAATCAAGGAATTCCTTCTACAAGAGAGTTAGGTGAGCAATTGCAATCAAATTATCCTGGAGCAGTTGTTCATCAAATTTATCCAATTATAGAAAAGAATTTAAATATTAAAAACGCACAAAGATACCACCCCTCAAAATTAGAATGGATTGATTGATAAATGGCTCAGTGGAATATAACTACTCAAGATTATTTGAACCAGGAAAGATCCCTCTTTGAAGTTTATATGAGGGCCAATAAGTATGGAGAAATCTATGAAGATCTTGGGCAGGGATTTTCTGGAGATGCTTTTGGGAGACTAAGAACATCACAACCATACACTCTTGGTGATTATAAACATCTTTATTCAATTGATCCAGACTTTATAAATGTGACTGTAGGTACTGGAGCAACTGTAACTTTTGACGCAAATCAAGCAGCAGCAATCTTAAGTTCTGGTAATAGTACGAATGGATACTGTATTCATCAGACAAAGAGATATCATCATTATATGCCTGGCAAATCTCAAGTAATTTATTCAACATTTAATTTTGGTGTAGCACAACAAAATGTCTATAAGAGAACTGGATATTTTGACGATAGAGATGGTATTTTCTTTGAACAAGCACCAGATGGTACTTTGAGTTTTGTAATTAGATCTTATGTGACTGGAATTGCTTCGGATAGAAGAGTTACTCAATCCGAATGGAATAAGGATACACTTGATGGAAATGGTCCTTCTGGATTTAATTTAGATATCACAAAAACTCAACTATTCATGACTGATTTTGAGTGGTTAGGTGTTGGTAGAGTTCGTTGTGGATTTAGTATAGATGGGCATAATATTATTGCTCATGAGTTTTACAATGCAAATCATCTCTCAACTGTCTATATGTCTAATCCAAATCTTCCAGTAAGATGTGAGGTTAGAAATACTGGAACACAAGTAGGTGCTGGTGGATCATTTATTCAAATTTGTTCTACGGTAATGAGTGAAGGTGGATATACTGAATCGGGTAGAGAATATTCACATACATCAAATCTCAGAACTGTTGGGGTTGGTACTACTGTTCCCATTCTTGCGATTAAACTTAAGAATTCATTTAAGGGATATCCAAATAGGGCAACAGTAAAACTTGAAGATGTCTCAGTATTTTCAAATGGTGCGAATGTAAAATACGAAGTTGTAAAGTTAAGAAGTTCTGCTTCACTTGTTGGAGCAGGAACTTGGGTTTCTGAAAATGATGAGTCTGTTGTCGAATATAATCAATCTTTAACTGGAATTAGCACTGCATATTTTGAAGACTTTATGGGTGGTTTTGCTGTAGGAGAAAGTCAAAATCAACAAAAGCCATCTGCAACAACGGCAGATAGTCAGTCAGGTCCAACCTCAAAAAAGAATTTCCTATCTCAAAATTTTGATTCTACAGATTCAGAAATTTTTTCAGTTCGTGTCACAAATATAGGTGATGCCAGCACTAATGTTGGAGTTTCTTTGAGATGGAGGGAGATTTATTAAATTAATAAATAACTAAAAGTGTATTATACGAATAATGGCTCATAGACCAGTTGGATCTGGTGCATCAGTTGCATTTACTGCAGGGGCTGCATCCACATCAAATTCATTTTCAGTTCAATCGAGTGTTTTGAGAGTAGTTGCCGTTAGTGGAGCTGCTCATATTGCAGTGGGTTCAACTCCTTCAGCAAACAGTGGGGATTATTATGTTCCTGCAGGAGGAACAGCAACTCTTGCACTTTCAAAAGCATCCAATCGTGTTGTCGGAGTAACTACTGGTACTACGACAACAGTTATTGTCCCAGAGGGAACTCAAGTTCCTTTTGCAAATGATGAATATGTTTCTCTAGTTGCAGTTGGACAATCTTATTATGATTTCACACATCAAAAAGTTTTATCGGTAGACACAACTACAAATGTTGACGGTTATCATCAAACCAGAATGACGGTTAGTTATAACTCAAGTGGTATTGCGACTGCATTTTCTTCGGTTGATGCAACAATTATAAGATCAAACAAAGTTTCTGTATATGGTGTAGGTTCAGGAACACTTTACTATCAACAAGTTCAAATTTCAGGAGACGCCTAAAATGAAACTAATCACTGAAGAAATTGAAAAGGTAGAAGTTATTACTGAAGGAACGGGTAAAGATAAAAAACTTTTTATACAAGGACCTTTTCTCCAAGCAGAATGCGTAAATCGCAATGGACGTATGTATCCAATGTCGATTATGGAACGTGAAGTAAAAAGATATACTGAACAATACATTAATAAAGGTCGTGCTCTTGGTGAACTCGGACATCCAGATGGACCAACTGTAAATCTGGATCGTGTTTCTCATAAAATTATGTCTTTGACTCAAGAAGGAAATAATTTTATCGGCAAAGCACAGATTCTTTCTACCCCAATGGGCAAGATTGCAGAATCACTTTTAAAAGAAGGTGTTTGTTTAGGAGTTTCTTCTCGTGGAATTGGTTCTCTAAGAGAAAATATTAGAGGTGGTTATAAGGAGGTTGGTGAAGATTTTATGCTTGCAACTGCTGCTGATATTGTTGCAGATCCCTCTGCTCCCGATGCATTTGTTCAGGGAATTATGGAAGGTAAGGAATGGATTTGGGATGGAGGAGTTCTAAGAGAAAAGGCAGCACAAAATGCAAAACAGAGAATAAATACTCTAGTCGATCAAGGTGTTCTTGAAGACTATAAATTATCATTATTTAATGAGTTTTTAAATAATCTTTAATGCATTGCAATTTATTAATTTATAAATAAATATAGTTTATAACTAAAGGTTAAACGGAGAGTTCAAATGTCTCGTGGAGATTTACAAGAAATGGAAGTAGGCACTAAGCAATCCAGAACCGCTGTTAATGCTAATGCTAAAGCAGCGGAAGCGATGCCAAAACTAACTACAGGTATTCCGGATGGACAGACTGCAGGATGGGAAGATCTTGGAGGTCCAGATCCTTCAAACTATCGTCCAGATGATGATTCAGCAAAACTGAAAACACCTGGATCAACTCTTAAGCAAGTTAAGAATGTTGTCAATAAAGGTGCAAGTGCTGCTGAGGCAATGAAGGGTCTTCATAAAGAGGAAGAGGATCTGGATGATGAGGATCTAATTGAAGAAGAGAATGATGAAGACGAAGAACTCCTAGAAGCTAAGCATAAAGAAGAAGAGGGAGAAGAGGAAGAAGAAGGAGAAGAGGAAGAGGAAGAAGAAGGAGAAGAGGAAGAGGATGGTAAGAAGAAGAAAATGGAAGAAGAGTTTAGCATTGAAGACGATGTTAATGCTCTCCTAGAAGGCGAAGAACTCTCTGAAGAATTCCAAGAAAAAGCAAAAATTATTTTTGAAGCTGCTATTCGTTCAAGAGTTTCTGAAATTAAAGAAGCTCTTGAAGAAGAGTATGCTGTTTCTCTTGCAGAAGAAGTTCAAGAAATTAAAACCATACTTGAGGATCGTGTAGATTCTTACTTAGAGTATGTTGCTGAAGAATGGATGCAAGAGAATGAACTTGTTATCGAGCAAGGTCTTAAGTCTGAAATGACTGAATCATTCCTTGTCGGTATGAAAAATCTTTTTGAAGAACATTATGTATCAATCCCTGAAGAAAAATATGATGTACTTGAGAGTATGGTAGAAAAACTTGATGAAATGGAGACAAAACTCAACGAGCAAATCGAGAAGAATGTTTCCCTAAACAAACGTCTCGCAGAGGCAGTTGCTGAGGGAATTTTTGAACAAGTCTCTGATGGTCTTGCAGACACTCAGAAAGACAAGCTCGCTTCACTTGCCGAAAGTGTTGAGTTTGAAAGTGAGCAAGAATATCGTGAAAAACTGGAGACTTTGAAGGAATCATATTTCCCTTCAAGAGTAGTTTCTCCTTCAACTAAAACTGAAACTCTTTCAGAAAGCACCGAAATGACTCCAGAACCAGTTTCTGATTCTATGGCTGCTTATTTGAGAACTCTTTCAGCATTTAGTAAATAATTGAATTTAATATAATTCAAACACAAAACACAATTAGTAAAAGGTAAACGCAAATGTTTCAATCAGAACATCTGCAGGAAAAGTGGGCACCTCTCTTAGACTATCAGGGTCTTGATCCAATCAAAGATTCTCATCGTAGAGCCGTAACCGCTGTCCTGCTCGAAAACCAAGAAAGATTTTTAAGAGAAGAAACAGCTTTCAATTCAGGTGGCATTGGCAACCTGATGGAAGCTCCAAACATGAACACGGGTAGCACCGTAAGTGCTGCTGGTTTTGGTGGAAGTGCTGCTGCTGGTGGTCCTACTGCCGGTTTTGATCCTGTTCTTATTTCACTCATTCGTCGTTCAATGCCTAACCTGGTCGCATATGACCTCGCAGGCGTTCAGCCAATGAGTGGTCCTACTGGACTCATCTTTGCGATGCGTTCACGTTACACCAATCAGTCCGGAACTGAAACTTTCTACGATGAAGTAGATAGTGCATTCTCGGGTCAAAATGCAGGATTTGGTAACACTGCATTTACTGATGTTGGTGCTGGTATGGGTACTACCGCTCAAAGCGGAACTAACCCATCAGTTCTTAACCCAGTTTCTGCTGGTACTTCAACATCTTATGATGTTGGTCAGGGTATGTATACCCAAGAGGCAGAAAACCTTGACGGTAATGCAGGAAGTGCCTTCAACCAGATGGCATTCTCCATCGAGAAGGTCACTGTTACTGCCAAGAGCCGTGCTCTGAAAGCAGAATACAGCCTTGAGCTTGCTCAGGACCTGAAGGCAATCCACGGTCTGAATGCAGAAGCTGAGTTGGCAAACATTCTGTCAACTGAGATTCTTGCCGAAATCAACCGCGAAGTCATCAGAACCATCTACAAGGTTGCTGAACAGGGTGCTGCTCAAAACGTAGCAACTGCTGGTGTATTCGACCTTGACGTTGACTCCAACGGTCGTTGGTCAGTTGAGAAGTTCAAGGGTCTTCTTTTCCAAATCGAGCGTGATGCAAACGCAATTGCACAAAGAACTCGTAGAGGAAAGGGCAACATCATCATGTGCTCTGCTGACGTTGCTTCAGCATTGACCATGGCTGGTGTTCTCGACTACACCCCCGCACTTAATGCAAACCTTTCAGTTGATGATACTGGCAACACTTTTGCTGGTACTCTGATGGGCAAATTCCGTGTCTATATTGATCCATATGCTGCTAACCTGACTTCAGGTAATGCCACTAGTGGTAATCAGTACTACGTTGTTGGTTACAAGGGTTCCAGCCCATATGATGCTGGACTCTTCTATTGCCCATATGTTCCTCTCCAAATGGTACGTGCCGTTGGTGAGAACTCCTTCCAGCCCAAGATTGGCTTTAAGACCCGTTATGGTCTTGTTGCTAACCCATTTGCTGAAGGCAAAACTCAAGGTCTCGGTGCTCTTACTGTTAATAGCAACCGTTATTACAGAAGAGTTGCTGTAAAAAATCTCATGTGAATTATTTCACATAAACTTCTCAGAGACCCGAAAGGGTCTCTTTTTTTATCTAAATATTTAAAAAAAGATGACAAGAGGACAAATTGAGAATAGGAATTATCTATCTCCAACAGGGTTTAAATTCTCTTTAGTAAGAGAACCCAAAGTTGCCTTTTTTTGCAATCAAGCAAATATACCAGATCTAAATCTTGGGATTGCTATTCAACCTTCATATACAAAAATGCTCCCAACCCCAGGGGACATTATTGAGTTTGGAGATTTAAATTTACGTTTTCTTGTTGATGAAAATCTTGAAAATTATATGGCAATTCAGAATTGGATTCGTGGTCTTGGATTTCCCGAAAGATTAGAGCAATTTGCTCAATTAGAAAGACAAGGATCAGCAAGAGGAAATTATACTCAAGATAGACAAAATATTTACTCTGACGGAACTCTACAAATTTTAACAAGCAGTCAAGTTCCAAATTTTAAAATAATTTTTAAGGATTTATTTCCATATACATTATCAACATTAACCTTTGATGCAACTGATACTGACATTCAATACTTTACTGCAGAGGTAAGTTTCAAGTATACTATCTATGATATAGTAGATTTGAGTGGAAACCCATTATATGGATATTAGTCTTGACAAAATTCAGGAGATGTGGGAAAAAGATTCCAATATAGATATTGATAATCTTCACACAGAGTCTTTGAATATTCCCATCCTTCATGCGAAATATTTTGATTTATATAATACAATATTTTTGCTAAGAAAAAAAGCAGAACAGCAGAAAAGAAATATCCGTCACGAAAGATATGAATACTATTCTGGAAAGTCTGATCCAGAAGTTTATATTGATAATCCATTTCCAAAGAAAATTAGAGATAAAGATACCATGCAAAAATATCTTGATGCGGATGAAAAACTTTCTACGGTGTGTTTAAAAATTGATTATTATGATACAATGCTTGTTTATATTGAAAGCATTCTCAAAATGATCCAAAATCGCACGTATCAAATTAAAAATTCTATTGAATTTATGCGATTTAACTCAGGATTAGGGTAAATAAATACTCATAGCATGATGAATGTTATGAGTGACGTAATTATTGAAAAGAAAAATGAAGTCTTTTTGAAACTTCATTGCGAATCACATATTCTCTACGAACTTCAACCATACTTTACATTTGAGGTTGAGTCTGCAAAATTTATGTCCCAATATAGAAGTAGACACTGGGACGGGAAAATCAGACTATTAAGTACTCATACTGGGGAGATTTACGTCGGATTACTTGATAAGGTAATCGACAAACTTTCTTTACATAATTATACTTACGAATTTAGAGAAAATAAATTCTATGGGCAACCTTTTGAGATAAATGAACATATCTCTTACGAAGGTGTTAAAGACTATATGAACTCTATTTGCTCTCACTGTCCAAGAGATTACCAAATAGAGGGAGTATACGATGCTTTAAGACATAACCGTAAATTATTGATATCTCCAACTGCATCAGGCAAATCTCTGATGATTTATTCTCTAGTAAGATACTATGTACATAAGAATGAAAAAATTCTCTTAGTTGTTCCAACGACATCTCTTGTAGAGCAGATGTATAAGGATTTTCTTGATTATGGATGGGATGCTGAGTCATACTGTCACAGAATATATTCAGGTAGAGAAAAAACAAACGAACATCCAGTAACAATTACAACTTGGCAATCTGTATATAAACTAGAACGTTCGTTCTTCGAAGATTATGGTGTCATAATAGGAGATGAGGCTCATTTATTCAAGAGTAAGTCACTTGTAGAAATTATGACAAAACTTCATCACGCAAAGTATCGTTTTGGATTTACTGGAACTCTAGATGGAACTCAAACTCACAAATGGGTTCTGGAGGGTCTGTTTGGTCCATCATATAAGGTTACTAAGACTGATGAATTGATGCGTCAAGGGCATCTTTCCCAGTTAGATATTCAGTGTATTGTTCTTAAGCATTCTCCCCAAAAATTTGAAAAATATGAGGATGAAATTCAATATCTCATTTCTCACGAACAAAGAAATAAATTTATTACCAACCTCACTCTAGATTTAAAAGGAAATACCCTTGTTCTTTTTTCTAGAGTAGAAGCACATGGAGCAATACTCTACGAAAAGATAAATAATACTAATCGAGATGATCGTAAAGTATTTTTTATTCATGGTGGAGTTGATACTGAAGAAAGAGAATTAGTTAGAGAAATTACTGAAAGGGAAAATAATGCAATCATCGTTGCTTCTTACGGCACTTTTTCTACTGGTATTAATATCAGAAATTTACATAATGTTATCTTTGCTTCCCC